ATATGATCCCAGATATGAAAGACAATAAAGACTATACAAGAAGAAACAGATTCAATGGTGAGACTGTTGAACTAACTAAAGAGGAAGCAGACTTACATGATAAAGTATTTTATCACGAGGCATTAGAGCAGTGGGATAAAATGCAAAAGTGTTTGGATAAGTTTAGTAGGTTAAATCCTAAAGCTTATATGACTCTTTTAGACTAATAGTTGTATGCAGTAAATGCATCAATTATAGGTTGTGGCGCAGATAACCATGGAGACCACGCAACGAAGTGGGGAGGCGCCACAATCACAGGTTGTGCGCGGGGCATAGAGGTACCAGGACCAATCTCAATTTTTAAAAAAATTTAAAAAAGGTTTTCTTTTTTTACAAAAAGGGGTCCCAGACTAAACACTTTATGCTGTGTTTTGTAAATAAGTATGCTATAAATACTTTGTAAGGTTTCAAAATCAACCTGTAAAAATTTTGCAAAAATTTTTTTTGAGATGAGATTAGATAAAGAAAAATTAAAAAACATAGATAAGCTACCTGCTGATGTTAGACGTGAGCTGGCTTTGCTCATGAATAAACATGATCAAAAAACAAAAGAGTCTAAAATTCGTTCTGACTTTCTAACCTTTGTAAAACATGTATGGCCTGATTTTATTGAAGGTAAACATCACAAAGAAATTGCAGATAAATTTAATAAATTAGCTGAAGGTAAAATTAAAAGACTAATTATCAACATGCCGCCAAGGCATACTAAATCTGAATTTGGATCTTACCTGCTACCTGCGTGGATGGTAGGAAAGAATCCTAAACTAAAAATTATCCAATCCACAAACACGACCGAATTATCCGTGCGGTTTGGTCGTAAAGCCAAAGCTCTGATTGATTCTCCTGAGTATCAAGAAGTGTTTAAAACAAGACTCAAGGAAGATTCACAAGCTGCCGGCAAGTGGGAAACCGCCCAAGGAGGTGAGTACTATGCGGCAGGTGTGGGTTCGGCAATTACAGGAAGAGGTGCAGACCTTTTAATAATTGACGATCCCCACACTGAACAAGACGCTATGAATTCCCAAGCACTAGATAGAACATTCGAATGGTACACCTCAGGTCCTAGACAACGTCTTCAACCTGGTGGATCAATCTTGTTAATCATGACAAGATGGAATGAAAAAGATCTGACCGGTAAATTAATTTCTGCACAAAAAGAAGTTAAAGCAGATCAATGGGACGTAATTGAGTTTCCTGCAATCCTGCCTTCAGGTAAACCTGTTTGGCCCGAGTATTGGAACATAAAAGATTTAGAAGGTGTTAAAGCCTCGATTCCTGGTTCAAAGTGGAATGCTCAGTATATGCAAAAGCCAACTTCAGAAGAGGGAGCTTTAATCAAAAGAGAATGGTGGCAAGATTGGGAAGACGAAGATATGCCAGTCCTAGAGCACGTAATACAATCTTACGATACAGCTTTTATGAAAAAACAAACAGCAGACTTCAGTGCGATAACGACATGGGGAGTTTTTCGTCCATCAGAAGATGAACCACCAAATTTAATTTTAGTAGATGCAATCAAAGGCCGGTATGAGTTTCCAGAGTTGCGTAGAATCGCGCTTGAACAATATGGCTACTGGAATCCGGAAACTGTCATAATCGAGAGTAAGGCATCAGGATTACCTCTAACTTATGAGTTGCGTAAGATGGGTATTCCTGTTATAAATTTTACACCTAGTAAAGGCAACGATAAGCACACTAGGGTTAACTCGGTATCACCTCTGTTTGAGAGTGGCCGAATATGGGCGCCCAAAGAAATGGAGTTCGCACAGGAAGTTATCGAAGAATGTGCAGCTTTCCCATATGGCGATCATGACGACTTGGTCGATAGTATGACTCAAGCTGTCATGAGATTTAGACAAGGTGGTTTAGTAGAACACCCTGAAGATTATAAGGATGAACTACTACCGAAACGAGAAAAGGTGTATTATTAATGGAATTTGAAACATACGCAGATGTAATTGATTCGTACAATTCTGGTGTAGGAGTTGAGCCAGGAGATACCTTGACGGACTACATAAAAAAGAATAATATAAAAATTAAAGAAATCGACATGGATCCCATGGGTGATTTTGAAAAAATTTTAAAAGGAAGTAAACCTATGGAAAAAGAGGGTATAGAAACTATTCAGCTAGCATCAGGCAACAAGGACATGAACATCAGAATTGAAAAAGTTGTCGAAGAGTTTATTAAAAAGAAAAGAAGAAAACCTAGAAGTATTGATGAATTAAAAGAGTTTTATATGCAAGAGATGTCCAGTACATCAGGTCCTACTAACATGGACAATGCAGCTATGATGGCAAAATACCAACCAGGTAAATATGATGCAGATGATATTGAGGCTTACGAAAATTACAAATACAATATGAACGAGCAAAAACCAGGATTCCCTATTATGGACATAGATGAGTTTTTAAGAATGGAATATGATTCAGCTCGAGCTGATGTAGCTTCTGGAGGATTACCTTCTATCCTAGGAGTTTAACATGAAGATCGCTGAATATGGAAAGGCGATAACTTCGTACATCGAATCTCCAACCAAAAAAGAAAAAGATTTATTAAAACTTAGAGCTGAAGAAGCAAACAGAACTTTCTTAGCGGATGGAACTCCCCCACCTAATAAACCTAAACAATTAAAAGATTTATTTGAAAGAATAAATAGAACTGTGCTAGCTGTTAGAAGCAATACAATACAACCTGAATTTATTTTACCTGCTTTAGAAGAACTTACTCAAGAGTATGTCGCCGATGGTTTAATCTCTGGAGCAGAGGCTAGAAAATTTGCAATCGAAAGAAAAGAGTATTGGGACAAATGGATTAGTGAAAACCCTAAACAAACTACACCGGTATTCGATTTTGATAACGAAGGCAATGCAACTGAAGTTGATCAAGAAGAAATTATTAAAAGAATAAACGAAGCGGATGGAGGACGTATAGGGTTTCAATTTGGTGGAGGCAGAGATGCACAACTGATGGGAACCGCAGCTTCTCAAAAATATTTTAAAGAAAGAAAAGTAGATAAACCTACTCCTACGTTTGAAGGACCTGCAGGCGGTGCAAAAGTAACTGATGTAAAATTTGCAAGTAAAGCACAAGAGGCAGAGTATATAAAAATTTTAAAAGAGAGATTTAAATTTCCAAAAGGATCTAAAGAAGCAAGAAAAATTTCAACTAATGCAGACCTAGCAAAAAAATTTGGAATATCATTAAATAACGTTGAACGTGTAAACAGAGCTTTAATAAATAAACTTAATTTAAGTTATCCTGCTCAAACCTATGAAGGTTATGAAAAAATACAAAGAGAACGAGACAAACGTAGAAAAGAAAATATTAAAAAAACTTCTTCTGGTGCTGTAGAATCAAAAATTAAAGGAGATATTAAAAAAATAGACCCTACCGCTTTAGCTAATGATGTAGACATAGCACATAGAGCTTCATTAAAAGCTAATGCTAATTTAGGTGCAAACTATTTAACAACATCTTTAGGTATTGACTCTAAGATAGTTAATCAGTCTATAATAAAACCAATAGAACAAAAACTAGGAACTCTTTATGAAATGCAAAAAAATTTAATTAAAGATTTAAAACCAGGTGAAGTTCCTAAAGATATTCAAAAACAATTAGAAAAAATAAATATAAAAATTTCTGAACTAGCTGATAGAACCGATGGAGTATTGCAAGGTGTTTTAGTTGATGAAAAAACTTTAAAACCTAGAATTTATGGCGTAGACTATTCTAAAGTTTTAGGTTTTGGACTTGTTGATAAACCTGTATCAGAACTAACAAAAGCTGATAGAGATCTTATAAAATTAAATATATCAGAACAAATAAAGGCAGCTAAAAAACCTAGTATAAAATCACAGTTATTAAAAGCAGTTGGAACGGGAGCTAAAACAGCGGGTAAGATTATTAAACCTTTAGGAATTGGATTTGGTGTTAATGCAGTTAAGAATGCTATAAGTCAAGCCAATGAAATGGGTATAGAACTTTCACCACTTGATTATGCTATGGCTTTTGATTCTGGAGACGCAAACATAGCTATCAATAACTACAAAAGAAGAGTGGATCCAGAGTTTGCTGCACAAGAGCGAGCAAAAGATTTAGCACAGATGACAGACGATTTTGAAGAAGTAGGACAAACAACATTCGGGAAATACAATGATCAAATCAAAAACATCAAATTACCCTAAGACCTGGCTCCTGCCGCCTGAATCCGGACCCACGCCTCAGGGCTTGAATTTAAACTATAATACTGTTAAAACAGTCAACTTGGAGAAAACAAATGGCAGACAAAATAGACAAAGCTCTAACGCAAGAGCCAAGAAAAGAACTTAATATTCCCGGACAAGAAGAGATACAAGAAGCTGTATCAGAGCAAATTGAAATTGAACAATCTAAAAAAGGTCCGGTTGAAGTACAAGAAGAAGATGATGGATCAGTTACAGTTGACTTCGATCCTAACGCCGCTTCACCAGAAGGTGGCGATGAGCATTACGCAAACTTAGCAGAATTTTTAGAAGACCATGTCCTAGACGAATTAGGATCAGATCTTACACAAAAATATATGGACTATAACATGTCCAGAAAAGATTGGGAAAAAACTTATACACAAGGTTTAGATCTTTTAGGTTTCAAATACGATATGAGAACCGAACCATTTCAAGGAGCTTCAGGTGCAACCCATCCAGTTTTAGCAGAAGCTGTTACACAGTTTCAAGCTTTAGCTTACAAAGAATTATTACCGGCAGATGGACCGGTAAGAACACAAGTAGTAGGAGCACCGACTCCAGAAAAACAAGCTCAGTCAGAACGTGTAAAAGATTATATGAATTATGAGCTCATGGAAAAAATGCATGACTATGAGCCCGACTTCGATTCAATGTTGTTTTATCTGCCACTAGCAGGTTCAACATTTAAGAAAGTTTATTACGATGAACTTTCTGGTAAAGCTGTATCGAAGTTTGTTCCGGCGGATGATTTGATTGTCCCCTATTCAGCTACCTCATTAGATGATGCGGAGGCAGTCATACACCGGATTAAAATTTCTAAAAA